GTGCAAAGAAAGCAAATAGATCACTGCAGGATGAAGCTAAATATAAATCAGCAGTTCAAATCTTAGCAAAAAATAAATAATTGGAGATTATGATGACAGAATACACAACCAGCGACTTAGTAAAGTTCTCACTCGATCAGAAGCCTATCGAGTTTGAGGATGCATTTAAGTCGTTACTAACAGATAGAATAGCTATGGCCGTCGATGATAAAAAGATAGAGATGGCTAAGACAGTTTTCAGCGGACAAGAAGAGGACACAGCCGATGCCGAAGCAGCTTAAAGACATCTTACAGGGTGTTAAGTCATCTAAGAAAGGACCTTTATCGATAGGTAAAGATCCAGGTGTCGACTATAAGCCAAAGGCTGGTGACGAGGATAAGTTCGTTGCTAAGCATGAGATTGAGGACCACGAGGACCGCGTAGGCAATGAGCCTAATGCAGGTGCTAAGACAAAGTATGACTTAAACTTCTCTGATGAGAAGCGTCATGGCCACAAGAAGGGTGATGACAAGAAGGTCTACGAAGCAAAAAAAGCTGAGGATGCGCAGTGCAACCACTCTGCTAAAGGTGTTGCGTGTCCGGTTCACGGCATGGCAGAGTGCTACGATATGAAGACCATTAAAGAGCTCAATGATAAAATTGGAGGTACTCTTAATAGATATAAACATGCTCAAGATGCTGTAAAAAGTGATATGAGCAGAGGTCTTTATCCTAAAAATAAAATTAAAAATAGAGAAGCTGGTGCTGCTATGCTTGCCAGAAGAACTCAAAAAGAAGAAGTCGAACATATAGATGAAGTGTCTTCTGACTCTCTTATGCGTTATAGACACGCGGCTGCTCCTGAGAGACGTGATCCTGAAAAAGGTGAAAAGCGTAAAGCTGGAATGAATCTTGCTCTAAAGAAAATTCTAGGCGGTGATGAACTCGGTAATAAACCAAAAGTAAAAGCTGCTGGTATGTCTAAGAAAGAAATGGGTGAAGATGTAGAGCTTGATGAAGTCTTGACAAAGTCAACCTCTGCTGGTGAGACTATTCATGACTTTGTTCACTCAGATAATCCTAAGTTTGCCGGCAAGTCAAAAGAGAAGCGCAAGCAGATGGCTCTAGCTGCTTACTATAAGAAGCAGAATGAAGAGACAATTCAAGAGGCTGTTCCTCGCGGTGACACTGACGGAGCCGAGGAGATGGTTAAGTCAGAGCTAAAGGCACTTGCTAACAAGGCAATGCACCTCGCGATGGCTATGCCGCAAGGAATGCACGTTGAGCCTTGGGTACAAGCCAAGATTGCTCAAGCAAAGAGCTATGTTTCTGATGTGCACGACTATATGATCTTTGGTGATCACCCTGATGAGGAAGATGAGCAAGCACCAGCTGACACACCAATGACATTTCCATCGTCAACTGTAGACACGGGTAGGATATAAGCATGACTCACATTTTAAAGCCATTAGCATTAGAAGCAGTATGTAATACTACTACAACTAACACATATAATGCTGCTACTCTAGTCAGAGTCACAACAATTGGATCATCAACCGGCGGTCACCTTGTCACCTGCTACTATTCAAATGCAGTTGCTAAATATAGCATTAGCGTTGTCGGTGGTCAAGAAGTTCTACTAATTAAGAATCCAACAGACTATCTCTCATCTAATGCATCTGACTCGTCTGTTCAAGTTGTTCCTGTAGCATTCACTGGAGCATAAGATGAAGTTAATCACAGAGTTATTTGAGGAACTAGAGTATATCACTGAGGCTAAAGAGTCTGGTGAGAAAGAACACTATATACATGGTGTGTTCCTTCAGGCAAATGTTAAGAACCGCAATGGTCGTCGCTACCCTGCACATATCATGGAAAATGAAGTTAATCGCTATATGGATGATGTCGTAAAGAAGTCACGTGCATATGGCGAGCTGGGTCACCCACAGGGTCCCAGCATTAATCTAGATCGCGTGTCTCATATTATTACTGAATTAAAAAGAGACGGAGACAATTGGATCGGTAAGGCCAAATTAACGGATACACCGATGGGTAACATAGCCAAGGGTCTAATGAAGTCAGGCGCTAATCTCGGCGTTTCGTCTCGTGGCCTTGGATCACTTAAGCCATCTAAGGATGGTGTGATGGAAGTTCAGAACGACTTCCGTCTTGCAACTGCAGCTGACATTGTCGCTGATCCATCTGCACCAGATGCTTATGTTAAGGGCATCATGGAGAATGTAGAATGGCTATATGATCCTGTAAAGGATACATGGTTGGAAGAGAAATTAGACAACACGAAGAAGATGATTCATAAGATGAGCAAATCAAAACTCGATGAGAGTAAGATGGCGATCTTCGAGGACTATCTGAATTCTTTGGCGTTTAAGAGATAATTTTTATAAATAATTACAAATTCTAGAAGGAGACCTTAAATGTCTAACGAAAATACAGAAATCGAAGATACCGTTCTTGACGAGGGAACTGCAGCTGCTGATTCTCTACATCCTGGCGCTCGTTCGATCTCAGACCCTAAGTCTAAGATTGAAGTCATTCAACACGCTATCGGTCATATGCATGCCATGAAGAAGGACGACCTTGTTAAGTGGTATCATGAGACAATGGCTCAGTTTGGTCCTGGTAAGGATTACGGCGTTGGCAATCATGAAGCAAGCAATGAAGCTTCGATTCGCATGAAGCCTTCACACGCTGTAAGCTCAAAGGGTCCATCGACAAATATGCCTATGCCAAAGCTTGGCGTTAAGGAAGATGTCGAAGAGATGTTTGCTGGCCAAGATGATCTCTCAGAAGAGTTCAAGGAAAAGGCTACGACAATCTTCGAAGCTGCTGTTAATGCACGCGCGACTCTTGAGATTGCACGTCTTGAGGAAGAGTATGAGCTCAGCCTCAATGAAGCTGTTGAGAGCATCATGGAAGAAGTAACAAATAAGGTAGACACCTATCTCGACTACGTAGTTGAGAACTGGATGAAGGAAAATGAAGTCGCTGTTGAGTCGACACTCCGCAATGAACTCGTTGCTGACTTTATCGAAGGCATGAAGGGTCTATTTGCAGAACACTATATCGATGTCCCACAAGACAAGGTAGACGTTCTCGAGACAATGGCCGAGAAGGTCGAAGAGCTCGAGGGCAAGCAAGACGCATTGATCGCTGAGAACGTAGAGCTTAAGAAGGCTTTCGTCGAGGTAGAGAAAGAGAGACTATTAGACTCCATGATGGAAGATCTAGCACTCTCGCAGCAAGAGAAGTTCGCCGCTCTCTCAGAGGGCATCGACTTTGACGGTGACTTAGGTACATATCAGAAGAAGCTCTCTATCATCAAGGAGAACTATTTCGGATCTGATAAGAAAGTACATGCTTCTACAAATATTATAGAAGAGTCATTTGAAGGTGAGACATCAACTGAGACCGTGCACTTAGACCCAACAGTCAGCAAGTACGTTCAAGCTATCTCAAGATCAATTAAAAAGTAACACTTATATAAATAAAATACGTCCTAGATAAGAAAAGGAGACACTAATGTATCTAGCTGAGGAAATCCAAAGAAAGTGGCAGCCAATTCTGGAGCACGCGGATCTACCAAAGATCCAAGACCAGACCCGCCGCTCTGTAACTGCAGTAATGCTCGAGAATACCGAGCTAGCCGTCCGTGAAGCAAGTGCTCACGGTGGTTATTCAACCCTTAACGAAACCGTTTCGGCTACCCCTGTTAACTTCATGGGTACATCGAGCTCGGCAGCTGGAGCTGGTGGTATTGACACCTTCGACCCAGTATTGATCTCCCTAGTTCGTCGTGCAATGCCTAACCTCATTGCTTATGACATCTGCGGCGTTCAGCCAATGACCGGTCCAACCGGACTTATCTTCGCAATGCGCTCGCGTTATGCCAATCAAACTGGCAGTAACGGCCTTGCTAACCTTGCTGTACAAGACAACGAAGCCTTCTACAACGAAGTTAACACTGCATTCGCAACTGGTACAACTGCACTTTCGGGTAATACGACCTTTGGTCAGAACTCGTTTGGTACAATCCCAGGTCAGACAAACACCACCCCAATGGTGAACACTGCTACCTACAACACTGGTTCGGCTATCCCAACAGCTCTTGCTGAGTCGCTTGGTGTTGACTCTGGTAACAACTTCAACCAGATGGCATTCACAATTGAGAAGGTAACTGTCACTGCTAAGACACGTGCCCTCAAGGCTGAATACACAATGGAACTTGCACAGGACCTAAAGGCAATCCATGGTCTTGATGCTGAGACAGAACTAACCAACATCCTCTCGTCTGAAATCCTTGCGGAAATCAATCGTGAAGTTGTTCGTACAATCAACATCACCGCTGTTGCTGGTGCTCAGGAAAACACAACAACTGCTGGTGTGTTCGATCTTGATACCGACTCTAACGGTCGTTGGTCAGTTGAGAAGTTCAAGGGCCTCATGTTCCAGCTCGAGCGCGAAGCTAACCAAATTGCCAAGCAGACACGTCGTGGCAAGGGTAACATCGTCATCTGCTCGTCGGACGTTGCTTCGGCTCTTCAGATGGCTGGTGTTCTTGACTACGCACCTGCTCTTAACAGCAACAACCTTCAGGTTGACGACACGGGTAACACCTTTGCAGGTGTTCTAAACGGTCGCCTACGTGTTTATATTGATCCATATGCAATCGGTGGTAACTACCTCACCGTTGGTTATAAGGGTTCTTCGGCATTCGAT